CCAGCACTTGCAGGATGGCGTTTACTTCCTCAACGGATAGTTCCAACTTAATCATTCTGCGCTCCACGGCAGCGGCTTGGCGACGGTCGGCGGGTTGACGAGCATATCTAACTCACGCGCTACGTTTGCCTCTACCTCGGCCTTGTCCACGCCGTTCGCCCACACCCAACCCAGCACATCGGCTTCGGTAAGGTCGGGATACGCCACGAAGTCATCGCCCGGTGAGGCAAAGCCCATGCTGCCGTAGTTGGATGCCGTCTTGTCGCCATCGCTGGCCGAGCAACGGTAGGCAGCGGTCACCACAACGTCGGTGTGAGAGCCGTCTTGCGGCTTGACGATCATGTTTTCAATTTTCCAAGTAGCCATTTATTTAGCCTCCAGTTCAGCGACACGCGCTGTCAGTTCTTGCACAGCCTTGACAAGCAAAGCCACCATGTTGCCGTAGTGGATAGCATCCGGTCGGCCTTCCTTGTCATAAGCCACAAACTCGGTCAGCCCAGCGTCATGCACTTCTTCAGCAATCAAGCCGCCAAATACTCTGTCGCCGTCAGTCTTTGTTTTGTAGTTAACGCTACGGAGTTTTAATACTTCAGCAAGGCCGTGTGCTGCATCTGTTATGTCCGATTTGTAACGAAGTGATGAAGTTGAGCGACGTAAAAGAAAGTCTGCTCCGACCACAAGATTTGCGGCATCGCCAGTTGTTAAATTGTACGGTGAATTTGCGGCGCCGCCCGTGTAAATTACTCCGTCATTTCTAATCCAAAACAAATCCGCAGGAGTGCTATTTTGTAAAGAAAATGCGTAATCGCTTGATGTTGCGCTTGCGCCTCGGCTCAATAATCTTACATTGGTTGGTGGGGTTGCGCCGATTCCAATATTTCCATTTGTTTCAAGAGTTAGCGCACGACGTACAAACGAGCCGCTTGAGTTGTATTGGTTGATGCCTAGACCACCAGAGCCGCCATCGTCAATAAACCCGACAGATATATTGCCGGTGTATCCCGAAATGCCTTGCAACCACGCATAACCTCCGGTTGCAACTTGCAAGGAAAGGCCGGTTTGTGTTCCAGCACTAACGTGCAGCCTTCCTGATGGCGAAGCCGTCCCAATACCGACGTTACCGGAGGTGTCAATACGCATCCTTTCCGTTGCAGCAGCGCCTGACCCATTCGTAACGGAGAACCGCATACCTTGGAAATAGTCAGCGGCAATCAATCCCATGTTTACAGAATCGCGCCGCAAAGCTATGGCTGAGTCGTTGACAAAGGCTCCGTTGACATTGGCAACTAATAATTGACTAGTAGCGTCTGTCCCTGCCGCAGTAATAACGCCATTTACTTGTAATTTTGTTCCCGGCGAAGCCGTCCCAATGCCGACGTTGCCGGCGGAGTCAATACGAAGGTTTTCTACGCCACTACGACGAAACGCAAGGTAAGCGCCGTCCCAATTAAAACGGTTTGCGGTTCCAAAGGCTGGGTCGCCGTAAGTTTGCAAATTAAACGTCGTCCCAGCCGACGCATCGCGCAATGTCAGCAAGTCAGCAATACTGCTGGTTTGAACTCGATTGACGCTTAGCAAGCCGCCGTAATTTGCTGTTGAGCCTATGTTGACGTTGCCAGAGGAGTCAATACGCATCCGTTCGGTAATGCCGCCAGTACGGAAAAACAAATTGCTATCGGCTATAGATGATGCAACCGCAGCAACGCTTGTCCCTAATGTATCGCTAAAGGTTACTTGATTGGTTGCGGTAGACGACCCGCTCAGTTCAAGGACAGCGTTACGATTTGCACTTTCAACTGCCAAATAAGTATTTGATGCAACCGTTCCCGTATTTGCATCGTTGTACAAATGCAATGACTTGCCGAATGATGTTGCAGGCGAAGCCGTCCCAATACCGACGTTGCCGGAGGAGTCAATGGTGGCTCTCGTAGCGTCGCCAGTCTTTAGCACCAACTCCGACCCGTTAATCGCTAACGGTGCGTAAGCCGTGTTGGTCGTATTTACAGCCGTGATGAATCCAGTGGCCGATTGGTTGGAGATGTAGACCCGCGCTGTGCCGGAAATAACGTCTAACTTTGCGACAGGCGAAGCCGTCCCAATACCGACGTTGCCGGCAGAGGTAATACGCATCTTTTCGGACGCGCTGTCACCGCTGTTTGTAACAAACGCCAATGCACTTTGTAGTGCGCTAGGGTCGGCTTGGGTAATTATACCCATGACACGACCAACCACGTTGGTGCTGGCAAATGATCCGGTGCCGGTCAAAAAATCCAGCGAACAAGAATACGATGTGTTTTCTGTTGAGTTTCGGATTACCGCTCGGACGTTTGATGTGGACTCAACAGTAAGCGGAGATATGGGCGAACCAGTCCCAATACCGACGTTGCCCGACGTATCTATCCTGACCCTCTCGCTGCCTCCGGTGTGAAACGTCATCGGGACATAAGAGCCGGTTCCGGTAATGTCTGAACGAATTTGCGAATCAGAAGTGCCGTTTTGTAGCAGTCGTACAAACGATGCGTTGGTCGGGTCGTTTACGCCAAAGCAGTTAATTGATGACGTTGTTCCCGTTCCGTTTGGAATTAATCCGACAAAAGTCGTCGCGTTTGTCGTGCTGCTTTGAAACATCACACGGTTAGCAACCGTCGCATTGCTCATGTCGCCCGTGATGCGCTGGGCGGTGCTGGAGAACGTGAGGTTGCCGGACGATAGAGTCGTACCAGCAAAGCTCGGGCTAGACCCCGATTCGTATTTGTCGCTGTTCAGGTTGTTAAAATTCGCGTCAACCTCATTATGGGTCAACGGCGAACCTTTACCTGCTCGGGTGACGATAGTGGACATTTAACGCCCTCTTAGGCCAGCGTGATGTCGAGGTCGCCATTCTCCACGCGGAAGACGTCGCCAGAGGCAATCGCCTTCGATGCTGTGAGCGCGCCATGCGCCAACAGGTTGCCGCTCGTCAGGTTGTCCAAGATACCGACGTGCGTGATCGTGCCCCAAGAAGAGCCTGCCACCGGGAACTCAACAGCAGCGTTATTGCTCGCCGTGTCATTGACCACCGTGAAGGTGATAGTCTGGCGCGCATACGAAGTACCAGAGCACTCGGTGCCGGTGTTGCCATCGCCGGGGTCAGAGGTGTAAAGCGCAAGGTAAAGCGTGGCAGGCGCCGAATAGGGCACGCCACCAAAGACGTGATCAAGAACCTTGTTCTCGAGATAGTTTGAAAATGCACTCACGGTATCACCCTCGTCGGCTTGACGGTCATTGCCAAGCGTCCGCCACTAAATGACGCACGCTGGTCTTGTACGATCATCTCCTCAATCGCCTTCTCGTACAGACCGCCCCAGACTGCGATGCGTTCATCGTCTCGCAGATAAGGCGCCGCCTGCAGCAGCGAGCCATAGAGGTACACGTCAGGGTATTGCGTCAGCAGCCAGTTGGATGCCACAGCCCCTGAGAGCTTCTCGAGCTTGGCCACATACGTCAGCTCACCGGTGTAGCCGGTGTCTGGCGCAGGTAGCACCTCGATCTGACCACCGACAAACGCAAAATAGGTCGGCTTGCCAGTCGTCGTGTACAGCGTTTTCTTCGCGTCCACCTCATCCTGCGTGAGCTGGATCAACTGCTGCACCGGTGCGGTCGAGGTCAGGATGAAAGACTTGGCCGATACAAAGTCAGCCGGCACTGCGAAGAACGGCGTGTCCACCGTCGCAGTCGCGCGCTTGACCAACTTCTGAATCGGCAGGCGACGCTCGATCTGCGCCTCTGCCAGTGAGATGAAGTCTGGAATCACCGCGGTCAAATCGTCGCGGTTCAGCCAGTCGGCGATGGACGTCTTCAAATTGGTATAGGTATCAAGCGCCATTCTGCTCGTCCTTTACTGCCCATGCACCCTGAAGCGAATACTCGAAGGTGCCGATGTGCTTCACCTCTTGCGAGAGCGCGTGATCGACCAGGATTTCATACCCAGCCTCGCGCGCCTTGCGACAGAAGAACACATCCTCACCAATGTAGTGGCCGCCGGTCGTGCTGTATGGGATCGCGAACCAAGGTTGTTCGACCTTCTCGAACACCTCGCGCTTGACCATCATCACGCCCATGCCGACGTAGTCCACCGGCTGCAGCCCCTCTTGCCCCGGCTCGGTATACACCCGGCCGATGCCCTTATCCCCGCCATCCATCATGGCTACCGGCTTGATCGGCATCCGTCGCGTGGCGTAGTTCGCCGCGACGATGTCCCTATCAAGCGACATCATGTAGCCAATCGTCTCCTTCGGGAACCGCATGTCGGAGTCTAGCCACAGGAGAAAGTCAACCTTCTCCTCTAGCGCCTGCCGCGCAAGTTCCATTCTCTGTGATGCGATCAGAGTTCCGTGGCTTGTGAAGAGCACCACGCGGTCGTCTGTTGTCGCTGTATGAAAAGACATCGCACGCGCTAAGTCGTAAGCGAACGATGTCATGACCGTGTCCCGTGCTGGGACTAAAATGGCAACGGAGCGACTCATATGCGCCCCGCTCGAGTTCTAAATAGTTTGTTGTCTGGGTCGTTGAGCCAGCGCTTCATGGCTGCTGGGTCGTCAACAATGCCCTGCTGCTTCAGTCGGTAGAACAGGGCCATCGGGATCGATGCTACCTTGCTCCACTCACCCCATCTCGCCCGTTCGTCAGTCGAGTTGTACTGCTGCTTGTTCTGCTCAATGATGTCGCCAACTTCGAAGACCGTCTCGATCTTGGCTTCATCCTTGTCGGCGTCATAGTGCCACCATTTGGTGGTACCGGTTAACGGGTCATAGTCAAATAATTTCTTGGACATGCGTCCTCGAGGATAGTGGGCGGAGGCATATCCCTCCGCCCACTATTTTGACCATTATTAGGTCGTGGTCAAGTCCGCAGCCAAACCATGAGCAGCTTCGGTGCTGACCTTGAGGCCCCACTCGACAACGATCATGCGCTTCTCGGCGTCGCCGGTCTTCGCAAGCTCGACAGTCTGGAAGGGACGCAGGTAGCAAACGCTGGCGTACTCAGGATCGAGCACGAAAGCGTCACGCTCACGCTGGAAGCGGTTCGGAACCACCGAGACGGCACCGAAGTCGCTGACATAGACATCAGCGGCACCAATGATCACGCCCGGACGATTGCCGGTCACTTCCTTGCGGATCTCCGCGATACCAGCAAAGGCCGACACGCGCTGCTTGTTGACCGGGCCAACCATCAGCACCTTCGGCGTACCGCCGGCCGTCCACACCTTCTGGATGACGCTCTTGAGGATCGTCTCCGTGAAGGTGCGTTGGTCAGCGGCGAGCGAGTCCGTGCGGGTCGCGTTCGGCTGCGTGGTGTAAGACGGATCGTTACCGCCAGAACCCTTGTCCGTGTTCGTCTTCAAGAAGGCGAGCAACGAACCAGTCTTGCGGATAGCAGTCGAGACGCCAGCCGAGCCACCCGAGGCAGCTTGGTTGGTGAGCATGATGCTCTCCATATCGCGCTTCAACTCGGCCGAGCGCTTCGCGAGCTGGTAGGCCAACTCCGAGCGACGGCCAGCCTTGTCCACCGACTCGAGCGTGCCCGAGAGGATGAGCGTCTTGCGGCTGACCTGCGTGTAGTTGCCCAAGCGAACCGTGGCGGCAGTCGAATCGTAGGACGACACGTCGTCACCTTCGATCTGCGCGTTGGTCGTGGAGGCAGCAGCGAGCGAATCCGTCTGCCACTCGAAGAACGTGTTCTTGACGCTCTCGCGGCCGATGTTCGACATGAACGGGGTCTCTTCCGGCGAGATGTTGTAGATCACATTCGAGAGAGACTCACGGATACCCTTCGCATTGAAGGTATCAAAAGTATTGCTAGTCTGAGACATTGTCCTTTACCTCAATCCAAAAATTGTTCAAAAACTGCGGCTGCATCTCTGGTGCTGCCGCTCCTTTGTAACTTGGAAAGAGCGTCGCGAGACTTCACAGACTTGGTCGTTACCGGAACAGAGACGCCTGCCTTCATCGGCTTCGCCTTCTGCTGGATCTTCGGCCGGAGATTCTGCTGACGACTCATAACCTCGTCATACAGCATCGCCTTGCGAAGAGCCAAAACGGCTCGAGCGTCATATAGGTCGGATATTTCATCGGTCGAAAAACCGAGTTTCTCCGTTGCATAGCTGACGATCTTTGCCTTCTCTGCGCGTGCCTTCGTGGCATCGCGCCATTCCGGTAACTGCTCGAGGAGCTTGGCGCGTTCGACCTCAAGGGTCTGCTCCGCTACCTGCTGCTCCTCTAGTGCCTGCTTCTCGGCCAGAGCACGGCGTTGGTTTTCTACCCAAGCCTGCTGCTCCTGCCGTGTGCGCACCAGCTCACGCTGCCGTACCCATTCGACGGGATTCTCTTGGTAGAGCCTGTCCCAGTCGATCTCCGGCGGCTGTGCTGACTTTAGCTGCGCCTCCAGCACCTGCAATGTCTGTGCATATCGCTGCCGCTCTTCCCGCGCTTGTGCTGCCTCTGCTTCGGCGACCTTTCGTGCCTCGGCGATGGCTTGCGTTTTGCGCGTGTAATCTGCGGTGCGTGAGTAGCCTTTTAGCAGCTCATCGAGCGGCACTTCGACTTCTTCCCCGTCAACCTTGACGCGGAATGTCTGCGCTGCTGTCGGAGCCTCATCGGCATCCTCATCGCCTTCTGGTTCCTCGACAGCCTCAACGTCAGCCTCATCGGCTGATGCTTCAACTGCCTCCTCACCCTCGTCCGTTGCTTCGGTTTCAAGCTGCTCGTTTTCGCCTTCTTCAGCGGCGAGCATCTGCTCGAAAACATCCTGCGTGGACTGTATTGTTCCGGGGGGTGTACCCGTGCCGGTTTCACTCATAACTCTATTTTGCGGGATACAAGACTATCTGCGCCCTGCTATCCGATCAATTTCTCGACGTGCGACGACGCCATTCTCGAGCACGATTCGCAGGTGGTTGCGCACCTGCTCCAGTACCTGCGTCGCAAGCCACAATCGCTCGCGCTCTTCAATGTCTGGTAGCTTGCTGCTGCGCCACGCTGCGAGATACTCCCGCTCCATAGAATCGAGTGTTTCACTCAGCAGCGGGTTGTTGATCAACTCCTCTGCCTGCATGGCGCGCTGCACGTCAATGTGCGGGTTGCGATCGCTCAAGCAAGAAGCCCTCGCTTCGGCTTGCTCTTCATCGCCTTCTTCAAGAGCTTGCCGCCCTTGTCTTCTTGGTTGAATTCCTTGGCCACCTTCATCGGCACGCCGACCTTCTTGGCGAACTCCTTGGAGTGCGCAGCGGCGGCCATCAGACGGGCTTGTTTGGCGGATTTACTAGGCATGATCAGTCCTCTAAAAGTCCGGTCTTGCCGCGCTGCTTTTTCGGCGTTGCGGCAGTGACGTCAAGTCTCTTGTTTACTATATCAGTCAGTCGCTTTTCCAAGGCCTCGCTTCTGCGAATGTTGCCCGGAGAGAATGATGGCGGATTGGCCTCAAGAGCTGCCAGCCTTTGTCCGTATCCAGCCTGCTCGAGCAAAGATCGATATTTCGGATCTTTTGTCAGCAATGTTGCAAAGTCGGCCACGCCTCGAATCTTGTCTTCGTTAATGACGCCGCTTGCGACCAGATCGCTGATGGTGACATCTTGCCCGCTCTTAAGTAATCGCTGGCGCTCTTCAACCGCTGGCTTAACGTAAGACCAAACTGTTTCTTGCACTTCTGCAGGAGTCCACTTCCTTCCGGTTGCCTCCTCAAGCACCTTTGCCGCCTGTCTAGCATTGACATTGGCGGCATAATATCCCGGCCCCTTCATGCCGAGCTTTTCGCCGCTTGCGGCCTTTCTCGCGGCTCCAGCAAATAGATCCTGCATGATTCCGTATGCGTTTGCCATCCATGTATCGTTGGTGACTTCCGCCATGTCTCCGAGCAGATTTCTCATGAACGAGTCAACCTTTGGCCCTGACAGGATCAAAGATTCTGGATCTGCTGTGGCCAATGATCTGACGCTGTTGTTTGTCCATGCGTCAAGAACAGATACACGTCGAACCAAGTCAGCGTTCTCGGGAGATGCGTCAGAGAATGCCTGAATTCGCTTCAGCAGAGCTGACTTTGACTTTGACTTGATGCCAAGTCTACTTCCGAGCGACTCCAACTGAGACGCGCTTCTTTCCGCAAGAGGAGACTGCTGTACGCTGTCGCCCATGATCTTGATAATTGAGTCTCGATCAGTCGGGCGGCCAGATGCGTTCCAATTTTTCCATACACTCAGTGCGTTTTGCAGGTTTGACTCCACACTGGTTTGCGGAGAAAGCGAAGAGAGCAGCGCAGTAAACCGCGGCGCGTCATCTCCGAATACCGTTTTGATTGCGTCGCCGCTTGTCGAGTACCACCCAAGCTTGGCGCGACCGGCATAAGCCATCGCTGCCGTATCCTCTGGGTTCATGGTCTTGTACGTTTCGAGCAGGCCTCCAGTTTTTTCGGCGCTCTTCGGCGTAATTTCTTGGAACTCTTTTTCAGTCAGGAACTCGCGCAGCGTTCCATAAAGCTGCGGGTTTGATTGGCGCAAAGCCTCCGCCTCTTGCTCGGTCAATCGAACCATCTGGCCGCCGGGGCCGCGGAACATGCGCATCGGATTCAAAAACGATGGCAAATACTCACCAGCAGCCTGCGGGCTTTGCAATGCTTGCGACGCGCGCTGCATTTCTGCCTGCGCCATCTGCGTCATCATTTCGCGCGGATTTTGAGCAAAGGCCTTGCCTGTTTCGTATGCACCAAGAATCCCACCTCGCACAGTGCCGAGCGGGTCTTGAACAAATCTCGAGCCTAGATCTGCGGCGCCGGTAGCAAGATTGCGTCCAAAGTTATAGACGCCCTGACCAAACTGAGCAACGGCCGGAGATCCAGCGATTGCTTCTTCAATTGCTTGCGATTCTGGGTCTAAAAGACCCGGCGGGATTCGTTTTCTACTTGCCATCCTTTTTGTTCCTATATTGCTCGAGCAACCGTCGTCCCTTTGCGACAGCGCTGGATTTATCCCCGTAATGCCCCCACGCCTCAAGACTCAGCTTCAGCCGAGTCTTATCCCCTTGCTCGTCTGTCAGTAGGCCCGGCATCGACCCCATACGGGTCAAGAAACTGCCCTTACGGCGCAACTGCTCTGGCGTCTTAGGCGCACCCTTGACTGGCGCCTTTAGTGTTCCACCAGTCTCTGCCTTGTAAGACGCGCGCCCTTTGGCGTTGAGGCCGCCCTTCTTGGACTGCCCCTCGGCGCGTTGCCACGCCGGCGTCTTCACTTGCGCTTCTTCGCCGTCTTGGCAGAAGCCTTGAATGCCGATGCAGTCGGAGCACCCTTAGCGCCCGGCTTGCGCATCTTCTCGCCACTGCCAGCCTTGATCCGCTCACGCTTGGCGTGAATGTTTGCGTATAAGCCTCTCATGTCGCATCCGCTCCACTGATGTAAACGCACAGCTTGTCAACTGCGTCTGCCTTGACCTGTATCGTGCCGCCCTCGTCTATGATTGCAAGGCCGCGCCAGTTGTATATTGCGCCACCGTCAATGCCAAAGTTGTAAACAATGGCATTGCTTAGATCAGGTGTTCCGCCAGACGGAACAAGATGCACATAGGCCTGATGCTTGTTGGCCGTGACGTTGCAGATGTTGATGTCTTTGACGTAAGTGCGGGTCAAGGACGGCACTGTGTACAGCGTCGCATAAGACGACGTCATGTTAGCGTTGCCGAGCTTCTTGCCGACGATGTTCTGGTACTGGCCCATTCAAACTCCGTTCAGCCAGTGCAGCACGTTTAGGCTGTGCACCGACGCGATCAGTTCTCGGTTGTTGTTGTCTACTTGGTTGAAGTAGAGCTTCAACTGGTTATTGAGCAGATGCTGGTACTGCTGTGAATACTGCACCGGCGCGTTGTTCGGACTCGGCGCCTTTGACTGTCGTATGTCATCCATAGAAATGCTTCTCGTAGACTACGGTCTGCGTTTTGTATCCAAACTTTTTGGCGTGCTTCTTCCAGCCGGGCCGGCCGAAGAATTCCACGCCAAAACATCCGGTGTCTCGAGCGAACTGCTCCATCGTCTTGTGCATCTGATCTTCGACGCTTTCCTTGATGTGCGGCTCCATTACGCAGTAATGCACAACAAACATCTTCTTTCTCGGGTACTGCTTAATCTCTGTCAGCAAGTACCCGTTCAGCACGCCGAAGCTGTTATCGATCACCACCCACAGTTGCGACTGTGGAGCCAGCGCGAGAGCCGCGATGTCATCGACTTGCACGCGGCCTTCAGCCCATTCCATAGACTGGTACAGGTAGCCGCGCAGGCATGAAAGAGCTTCAAGAATTCTACCTTCAGGGACACGTTGAACCTCCAGCGCCATTAGAACCGCATGTAATTCAGATCATCCAAGAGCGATCTGTCGAACGCGCCCGGCGAGAAGAATGATGTCGGCAGCGCAGCCGTGTCGTACTGGATCGGATTGACAACAGACTGCGAGACGCCGACCGGACTGCTGACAGGCTGCGCAGTGCTTTGCGATGACATGTCCATAACCGCAGGCTGCACAAAAGGCTGCTCACGGCGGAATGGATTGCGTGGGCGCTGGCGACGCGGCTGCGGCTGCGCGCCAAGGCCAAAGGCGCCGCCGTAGTATTGCTGCATGAACTGGTTCGCGACCGTGTCGTTGATCGTCGGCTGCGGAGGAGGCAGGTAGCCAAGACCGACCTGACCGTAGCCGCCCATCTGGTTATATCCGCCCATGCCGCCGAAGGTGGTGCCGAAGCCGCCGCCAGCAAACGGATTATAGGAACTCGGCTGCTGGTATCCGCCGCCGAATCCCATTGACATATACGGATCGTATGACATGCCGTAAGACGACGAGCCAAACGGATTGTAGGTGCTGCCGTAGCTGCTCGCATACGGATTGCTGTAGCTGCTGCCGTACATGGAACCATAGCCGCCGCCCATTGGCTGGCCATAGCCGCCCATCATCGAAGAGCCGTACCCCATGCCACCGAATGGGTTATATCCCCCCATTCCGCCCATGCCACCGTAGGAAGGCTGCTGATATCCGAAAGATGAACCGGTGCTCATGTTCGCCTCACTAGATCAAAGGTTGAGCCGGTGGTGCCGGCGGAATCACAATCTCAGGGATCACCGGCTGCTGCACGCTCGGCGTTGCCGTGCGCGGTGCCTTCATCATCGAATTGATCTGCTGCATGTCTACCTGCACGCCGTACTTCAACTGCGTCTCATAGGCCTGCAGCATCAACTGCGCTTCGGTCTTGTCACGCTCGCGATCATCGGCGAGCAACATCTTCTGGCGATCCAGCTCGAGCGCTGCCGCCTTGTTCTGGATGTCCGCCTGAATCTTCTGCGTCTCGACCTGCGCCAAAATCTGCGCCGGATCTGGCGGAGGCGGAGGCGGAGGCGGCTGCTGCACCAGCGCAGGATTGGTGAAGAAGTCGGCCGCATTCTTGAAGCCTGACGTCTCGACCAATTTAGTCAGCGTGTTGTAGTACTGCACCGGCGTGACGAGCGGATTCTGTGGGCCGAGCGTCTGCAGGATCTGCTCTTGCTTCTGCGCAATCGCCGTAAGCGTCGCCACCTTCTGCTCTTCGGTGCCACCACCGAGTGCGACGTTGATCTCAACGTCCATCTCGGCCTGCCAGCCGCGTGGATCGATCGGCACCCACTGGTTACGAAGGCGCACCACCCGTGGGCGATCTTGATTCTCCACAACCAGCTTGAGAATGCCTTTGAACAAGGCGCGCATCCCGGTTTCGGCGAAGATTCGGGCGATCAGCTCAAGATGCTGCTGCGCGGCGCTGACGGTCGCGGCGACCGCCGCACGGGTGGTGCTCTGTAGGGCATTGGCGTCCAATCCCATCGCAGCCTTGGACATGCCAGTGCGCGTCTCGCGCACCTCGTCCAGATAGCCGAGCATCGGGAATGCCGCCTGACCGACAAACGGAACGGAGAACGGTTGAACCATGCCCGGAGCGCGCTGTCTAATTACGCCCCCGACTTCTGTGTTCAGCACGTCGTCCATATTGACCTGACCCTCGACCACGCCAACCCGTGGGTGAATCGAGAGCGACAAAGAATCCAGCATGTTGCGCATGACCGCGGACTTGATGCGCTGCAGATCGGCGGTCATGTCGAAGATCGACAGGCCGATCAATGCGTGCGGTTCCGGGTCAGGGCAGAACAGAGCGAACGGGCGATGCGAGCAAGGCTCGTTCATCACCACCTTGTAGCCGTGGCCGATGGTGCAGATCTTGCGCAGCTCGGCGATACCATCGCGGTCATAGTCAACCGGAATGTAGGCCTCGACGTAGAGCACTCGCTTGTCGTCCTGCGTACCGCCGGGGCCATAGGCCTGCGCATACGGGTTACGAGCGAGATACTCGTCATTGGTGTCTAGCTCAAAGACGCCAGCCTGCTGCTCGACCTCGTCCTTGTCGTAGCCGAGCGCCACCAGATCCGACACCGTCATCATGCGACGATGCGCAACGATGGTGGCGTCCATAATTCCGGTAGCACGGCGGTCGATCAGGAACTCTTCTGGCGGAACAGCTTCCACCTTCACGCGACCGTCGCGGATCTCGCGCTTCAGCTCCACAGCGTAAATCTGCGGCGCCTGTGGC